TTGCGGGGGATGGCGATATTGCTGGTCAGGCCGCCGAGAACGCGGACGCCGAGCTTGCTGAGGACCATGGAATTGCGCAGGACGTCGATGAACTCGTTTCCGAGCAGTTGCGTTCCGACCAGGTTGCCGGCTTCTGCGGCGGTGCCGACCGAGAAGGCGCGGGAGAAGGCTTCGACGGGGACGAAGAAGCCTTCCGGCGTGAAGCCGGTGCGCTTGGCGACGGCCTCGGATACGGAGCGCTCCAGGCCGGCCTTGCTCCAGTCGCCGAGCAGCGAAGCCTGGACGGCGCGCATGATGGAGTAGTTCTGCAGGTCTTTGCCGGCGAGGCCGATCTCGATCGCCTGGGCGCTGGAATGGCGCTCGGTGATCTTGCCCATTACGGCATTCAGGAAGGTTTCGGTACTCTTGCCGGTGCGGATGGCGTCGGCGACCATGTCGCGGGCGCCGAATTGGGCATAGGTGTCGGCGAGGGCGAGCAGATCGGCGGTCCGCCTCTTTTCGGCTTGCAGACTGGTGGTGTCGGGATTGGCTGGCGTGTTCGGGTCCATGGTGTGGCGGTCCTTGATGGCGGTTTTGGGGGCGGTGGCCGGCGGGGTGGTGTCGGCGCTACGGATTACAATGGTGTCGTGCTCCTCCGCTCCCGCGGCGCGGCCGACTCCGCATTTGGGGTCTGCCGGCACAGCGACCAAGCTGAGTTCGAGCGGCTCCCAATCGGTGACACGGCAGATGGTGGTTTCACTGCCGTCGGGGTTGATCGTTTTCTCTTCGACGTACTTGTGGATCTCGTAGCTCACCGAGACGAGGGTGCGGATGCCGTCGAGGACATCCTGGTAGACGGCTTCGGCGTCTTCCTGGCGGGAGAAGCGCACGAGGGCTCGGCAGATGCGGTCCGGGTCGACGCGCACGCTGCCGGGGACGCAGACGCCGACTTGTTGGTCGATGTCGTGATTCACCAGGAGGGCGCCACCGTTGTTCAGGCGGTCGAGGCGGACGCTGCCGGGCGTGCAGTCGAGTACTTCGAGGCCGAACCAGCGTTGCACGGGTGTTTCGGAGGCCCAGGCGAGCTCGATGGTGCGGTCTTCGGCGGCCGTCGCGTCTTCGGCGCGCTTGGCAATGGCCAGCGAGCGGTAGAGGTTGCCGGTTTTTATGGTGGCGGGTGGCGCGGCGGCTGGCGATGGCGAAGGGGGCATGGGCGGATTACCTGGGAATTGGCTGCATGTGCTTGGCGGCAGTGTTTTAGTTAGCTGTGTGGTGTTATGTTGACTTGTGCTAGCGGACATCGGTAGACGCAGATGGCACGGAGCGGGGCCGTCATAGCGGCGCGGACAGTGCGCCAACAATGGGGATGGTAATTGGGCGCCTGTCGTAATCCCACATATTGTCAACCACAGGGCTTCCCAGCCGCATCAGCGCCGAGGTTCTCGACTGCGGTCGACCTTCTTCGTCAGAATTTAGCGGCTCCCGCAAATGGTTTGTTGCTGATGCCCATGGGTTGGGGTAGGCCGACGGATAGATTTCCGAGGCACAATACGTTACCTCAGTGCCGTCCCACGTGAAGCCATGCAGATCTCGCATGGGTTCATTTTTCTCTGCCAGAAACGCACATGACGTAATTGAAGGCGCCACAGTAAGCGCCAAGGACAAAGTGACTGCGTCTTCCGATCCATACCCAAGGAATGTCGCATGGTCAATCGCAGTTTCAAGCGTCGTCGTAATCTTTATGCTGCCCAACCCTCCATCAAACACGCTCTGTTCAATATCGAGCGTAGTGTTCGCAGGTACAGCGCCTGATTGTTGGCCAATGAGAGTAAAAGTGGCGTGTCCGGCTGGCGCCACAAGCTTACTCCGCACCAGTCGAATGTTCCCGCCACGGATGTAAATCCCTGGCCCGACCAATCCGCCATTGTCGAAAGCCTCCAGGATTGCATCCTTGACCGTGAATGATCCTGTCGTCGTTGATGTGTAGCTCCACGAGGCGCAAGTGCTGGTTGCCGGAATGCGCGCCGTCAGGTGCTCAATTTCGAGCTGGTTGTTCGCATCCGGCCTGTAGATGGTATTCGATGAGGCCGGCGTCAGATAGTTGAGAATGCACGTGTCCCGGCCCGTGCCTGAAATAGTGACCGGCTGACCCGTCTCGCCAGGATTGTCAGCATGAGCCGCCCAGGCCAGGTTGGCGGCGGCCTCGTTGAAAACACCTTCGCGAGTAATCATGACACGCGCGCCGTGAGTAATCCTGTTGCCTGTGATTGCTTTATTTACCGTCTTCCATGGTGTGTGAAAATCGCCAGTCCCAGTCGAGTCGCTACCGTACACTGGATCAACGAAATACACCGGGCAAACCACGTCTGGCCGGTCCTCGATGAAATCCATGTCCGATAGCTGCATCAAGATCGTCTGCTTCGTCAGCCTGCCCGTGGTGTAGTCGACCTGAAGCATGATCCGCCCGTCAGGGATCTGATGAAACGACCTTGGAAGGCAAGCCTCGGCGTTGGCAAGGCAGCGATATTGCGCCACAGCGTACCAGTTTTCCCCGTCTCGCGAGCCATACACGATGGACTGCCGAGCCGTGGAAACAGCCGTTACTTGGGTGCAAAAGTAGATGTCGCCGTTGGTTGCCGTGAAGCCGTACCAGCCGTTATTGTCGGCTGTTATGGCATCGTACCTCGGCCCGGTGGAGACGCGGCCAAAGTCCGACAGATCGGCACACTTTCCGCGCCATATCCCGGATTGCGCAGCAAAGCTATCGACCATGCCGTAAAAGTGGGCGCCCTTGAAAGCGATGCCGACGAATCGCTCTCTCTGCGTCCCGCCAATGGCTTTCCAGCCAGAAGTCGCATTGAGATTCGTGACGCTCGGGGTTGCTGGAGAGGGAGAGGTTCCGTCCCACGAGATGATCTTGCTCTCAGCGTCGTCCCCGCACAGCAGGAAGATCAGGTCGGTTGTCGGATCTTGCGCCACTCCGTGGAAGTGCCTGATTTCGTGGTATCCGACATTCCAGGTGAGCGCAGCGTACCATGTGGCGCCAAGATCATCGGAGCGCCACAAATTCACGCTGTCGTTTGCTCCGCCAGAGACACGGGAGCCATTGACGTTGTATTCGGCTGCCAGCAGGCAATACCGGCCGCCGATCGTGGCCTCGCAGATACCTTGATGCAGGAAATAGCTATCCGTCTTGTCTGCAACCAAAACAGACGCCCACGTAACGCCTTTGTCCAGAGACCGATACAGATTGTATTGCCGCACTCCTCCGCCAAGGTCAGCGCCGGCGACGGAAGCGAGCATCACATTGCCGAAAAGCCACGCATCCTTGACTAGCGTCCCAGATCCGAAATAGTGGCTATACGACGTGGATCCATCAGCGAGCTTGACGGCCAGGAGCGAACCCCCGTCACTTCCGATTCCGTAAGCGTGAGTAGAATCCGCACAATAGGCCGACAGGGGAAGATTCGCGACGGGCCACAGCCGGGCGGGACGCACCGTCCACTGCGGTGTTGGGAAAATGCCAATGGACTCTAGACTGTCGTTTGTAGCGTAAGCGCTTGACCGAGGCGGCGCGGCTATTTCTGTAGCCAAAGCGAGGGAGATCATCTCCTTTGCGATTGACGAGTGGACATCCTGTATACCGGATACATAGTCAGTGCCGAGAAATCGAATGGGGCGCGGGATGGTTATTTGCATGTACGGGCCTCTTAGAGCATGTGTGGCTACGCTATGGGCATGCCGGGTTTGGATGCGAATTGGTTGATGGATACGTTTTTGGCGGCCGCCATCGCTTCGAAAGCGGCAATATCGTCAAGAACGTCCTCGACGTCCCTGCCCTGCTGGGCGGCGATGCGTTGCGGGCTGTCGAGGCGGGCGTTGATGGCGAGGATGGCTGCGTTGATGTCTTTCTCGGGATCGACCCAGGGCCACCGACGGCCCTGCCAGGTGTGGGCGGCGAATTTGTCGTACTTGGTGGCTGGCAGGGTGCTGCCGTTTTCCATGGCGATGGCGCCCATGGCCAGGGCCATGCGCAGCCACTCGCGGTAGAGCGGTGAGAGAATGCGGCCGATGAACCAGCCCTGCACTTCCATCCAGAATTCGCGCTCCTCGAGGAGGCCGGCGCGGATCGAGCTGAAGTTGACGCCCTCTAGGTCGTTGGCGAGGCCGTTGTACGAGACGTTGAAGCCGCTGGCGACCCGGCGGAGGTGGTCCTTGACGAAGGGGCCGTAGACGTCGCTTGGGTACTTGCTGTCGTAGGCGCGCAGGTCGTAGCCTTCGGGCAGGGTGTCGAAGGTGCCTGGGGCGCTGATTTCGATCGGGGCTTCGCCGTCCTCGTCGGCGCCGGGCGGTTGGCCGTCCGGACTGACGAAGAAGCCGAGTGTATCGGCGCCTTTGCGGGCGGCGACGAGTACGGACTGGTCGAACTCGCCGACGTGGTAAAGGCTCTCGATTGCGGAATGCATCCATGGGACGCCGCGGCGCTGCTCGGGGCGAAGCGGCATGTAGCCGTGGTAGATGTCTTCGGCGGGGATGCGCTCGCGCACGACGCCGGGATTGGCGGCTGGGCTGTTGTCGCCCGGGTGCGTGGTGCGCAGCCAGTAAGCGACGGGCCTGCCGGCGGGGCTGAGCTCGACGCCCATGCGGACGATGTTGCCGTCGGCGAGGCGGCGATTGTCGGAGACTTCGAGGCGGTCGAT